GAATATGCACCACCACCACCACCACCACCACCACCGATTACGCCGCCCGTGTTGTTTATACTAACAGTAAGGTTTGCAGGAACTGTTGGTGCTACAGTTAATGCTGGGCCACCCGGTAGTCCACTGGTGTACGGAGTTGCTATGACATAGCTCTTCCCGACAAGTGTCGATGTATTACCATCACCACCTTTGCCGCCCATACCAATGATATATCCCGCATTATTAATAGTGATTACAGATCCTGCAGGATATGCACCATCTATAACAAGTGCTGGCATACCTGTGCTGTTAGAACTAATAACTACACCCGAACTTACAGCAAGGGTAACATTAAGTGGTGATGTCTGATTCCAGCCGGCAGCAATAGCCGCAGAGCGTAGATTATAGTTTGTTGTATTAGTTGTAACCGGTATTGTTACAGTCGGATTAATATATGTTACATAAATGTAACTTGTCTTAGTCACTGTATTGCTACCTGCAGCATTGGTTGCTGTAAGGGATACAGTAAAGTATTGTCCGGGACTTGTTACTGTATTATATGTATGCGTAGGGTTCTGTACTGTTGAGGTATTACTGTCACCAAAGTCCCACAACCAACTTGTAGGTGTGTTGGTTGATGTATCTGTAAAGTTAACAACTAACGGTGTTGCACCTGTCGTAACATTAGATGTAAAATCAGCAACCGGTACATATACAGGTGTAGTGACATTCAGTGTGCTGCTAAATGTTGGCACGGCCTGTGTAGGGTGATTGCGTTGCTGTACATTAGATGTGTAAGTCCCGGTGTAGGTATCTATTGTATTTGCTGTTACAAGATTTAAAGTAGTAGTTATAGTAAGTATAGTAGCGGCGCCTGCTGTAGCATTAGCTACCATACTAACATTATAAGTAGAACCACTGTACGGTGATCCATCGGTTGTATTATACAAAGATACCGGTGTAGTACCTATGTTTGATCCACCTGTTGATGCATTTGTTATGGTTCCGCCAGCGCCGGTGCGATAATGGCCAGCATCGTATATTATTAAGGTTCCCATGCTGCTAAACATGGTTGCAAGAGCATTGTCTGCTGCTGTACCTGCAGATTGTGTAGGTGCAAGTTGGATGCGGCCGCCGTAATAAAAATAATCGGTTAACGCAGTAGCACTAGAAAAAGTAATAGTTATGGTATGCACCCACAGCTTAGGCGATACCCACCCACCAGCAGAATCTTTAGTACCATTAGCAGGTGTGCTAAGTGAGTATTGACTTGCGTTTCCGCAAAATATAGTTGCTAGATTTACACCGCCGATGGCAGTTATGTTAGTAGCTGGTATTCTCGACCCAACATTAGCTAAGTCCGGGTTTGCAATAACATCGTACCGTGAACTGATATCAACACCGCCAGTACTCACGCCCGTTGTAGCAGAACTGTTTGTTACATGCGGTGCAAATAATGAATCCAGGTCTACAGAACCGGATGTTATTCCCGTTGTCATTTATTTTGTGCCTTTCAACATCTTCATTACAGTAGCCATTTGCTCCTGCAACTTTTCTATAGTAGCTTGTTGTTCTTGTACCTTAGCTGTAAGAATAGTTGATAGTTTGCCATAGTCGATACCACTTGGTATACCTGCTGCATCCCTGCCAACAACTTCCGGGTATACAGTAGCCATCTCTTCTGCAATAAATCCGAACTCGTGTGCAACATAATCCTTTCTATCATACTCACGTGGTCTTAGATCATTGAATTTGGTTAGATATTTCTTACTAAGATTCCTGATAGCTTTCTTAACCCTAATGGTAGATGTTGCATTCAGTGATCCAGCATTTACAGCACCAGTGACTGTTAGCGATGTTAGTGTTCCAACACTTGTTATGTTTGGTTGTGCTGCTGTACTGATTGTGCCACTTAGTGTTGTTGCTGATAAACTTGTTAATCCGCTTACATTAATAATAGTTGAACCTAATGCAATACTTGTTGCACCTAATGCAAATGACCCACTACCCACTAATGCACTATTAGGTATACTTGTTAGACCAGCACCACTTCCGTTAAATATTGTTGATGTTATAGATGCAAGGCCAGTCACTGACGTAGTGGTGCTACCAAGAGTTAGTGTGGTCGCGCCTAGTGTTAATGTACTATTAAGTAGTTTTGCATTAGCAATACTACCAGCCAACATTGTATTTGTTACAGTCCCGACACTTGTTGTATAGACACCATTTGTTACTGTGCCTGCATTACCGCCGATGTTAAGTGCCGAGGCTGTTCCGCTAAAGTTTGTACCAACCAATGTGGGTGTGGTAGAATACGATGGTGTAGTGCCGCCAACTAAAACACCTGTGCCTGTTGCTAACATAGCAGTAGTGTTGGATGCAGTTTGATAAGGAATAGATCCTGCTGCGCCACCTGCGATGTTTGACGCGGTAGTCGATGATGGGACGGTGCCTGTAGTGCTGATAGTAACTGCACCAGTAGCAGATGATATTGCTACATTGGCTCCAGCAACAATACTTGTTACACCTGTGTTAGCTATGGTTACTGCACCTGTTGCGCCTGATACAGAAATACCTGTGCCTGCTACATTAGATGTTACTCCGGTGTTAGAAATAACATTACTTGCGACACTAATACCAGTGCCGCCGGTATAGGTACCAGCACCAGAGAACTGTGTAAATGTTATTGCATCGGTACCGATAACAATATAATCACCCGGAGAACCTGTGCCGATTGCAGTTTCAACCCACTGAGTTCCGATTAGGGTACCTTCCTGAATATATGTTAAATCGCCTGCTGATATTTCGCTTGTTGGAGATCCATCAAAATCTGTTGCACGAGTTAGTATCCACGGAGCGCCTACTGCACCTAAACTAGTAACCGTATAGATACCATTCTGCAAACTTGCTACTTGATTTTTTACCAGCAATCGGCTACCGACAATAAGTGTTGCATACCCGCCTATTGTACCAAGTACGCCGTTTGTGTTGGCAGTAAGTGTTGCTCCTACCCCAGATGTACCATTGGCATATGTACAGGCCGCCAGGGCTGCTGTTGTTGCTGTCTCGCATGCAGCGTGCACATTGACACCTGCAGCCATGTTATCAACATATTGTTTTGTTGCTGCACCTAGTGCTGCTGTTGGGTCTGCACTTAAAAGAACAGTGCCCGATACGGTAAGGCTACCGGGGATAGTCACCAGCCCAGTAACATCGCTCTGTATTCTGATATTTCCGTAACCATCAGATATAATAATATTTTGATCTTGCCCGTCGATAGTAGACCCGGTGTTGCCGCCGATAATAACATTTCCACTACCGGTGTGGAACGCAGTCCCGGCATTCGGCCCCACAGCAATGTTATTCGAGCCACTAGTGAAACTATATAATGCACTGGCGCCAATTGCAGTATTATAAAACCCATCGATGCCACTAAACATTGTGCTATCGCCCACTGCTACATTATAACCACCCGTGGCATTCGAGAACAGGGACGACATTCCGTATGCTGTATTATTGCTGCCAGTTGTATTAAGATACATAGATTGTAGGCCAGCGGCAGTATTTCTGTCGCCCTGGTTAGTAACCAAGACGCTGCTACCTAGTGCGGTATTGTATGACCCGGTGGTGTTACTGCCGAGTGCGTCGACACCAACTGCTACGTTCATGGTGCCAATAGTATTACCGTATAGGGCACCTTTACCAACACCAGTGTTTTGTGCTCCTGTCGTGGTGCTATATAACGCAACATATCCCACGGCAGTATTATCCTGTGCAGTTGTATTTGACCACATAGACATTGTACCAACTGCTACGTTTTGCAAGCCAGATGTATTGGCTTGCATAGAGTCGGCACCAATTGCAACGTTGAACGCTCCGGTGTCGTTTGAGAGTAACGCATCGCTGCCAAACGCACTGTTAGAGACGCCGCTGATATTGCTAAACAAAGATGCTGCACCTACTGCTGTATTATTATCCCCGACACTATTTGTCATCATGGATTCATGACCTACTGCTGTATTCCAGAATCCAAGTGCATTAGCTGTTAACGCATCTACACCAATTGCTGTATTACCATCTGCTGTATT